AAATCACCCAATAGTGCATCATGTGATGTTTGGATGAGTTGGGCAAAACGAAATGGATTGTTTAGTAGCAAACCTGCAATTGGAGCAGCTATTTTATATGGTAGTTCGGCAGATGCACATCACATAGGAATTGTTGAGGCAATAAGTGGGGATAGAGTAACTACAATAGAAGGTAATACTTCTGGTGGTGGTTTTAGTAGAAACGGAGTAGGTGTATTCCGTAAATCAGCAAGAATTGCAAAAGCAGTTGGATTTGTATTACCAATAAAAAAATAATAAAATGTCAGCAGTTAGACCTACGGATAATACTGGAGTAATAGTTGATGAGTTCATTCGTTATGCAACTCAACATTTAACTACTGTAACCGGCGTTATATCAACAACATCTTTATATCCACCGTTGGGTACACCCGGACCTGGTATTATAAATTGGACAGGTTATACAGTTACCCCAGCAGCACCATCAATACCTATTGGTCAAGTTGATACATCTGCAATAGAAATGACACCTGAACAAGAAGCAATAGCTGAAAGAGCATCACAAAGGGGAGCTGATTTAAATTCTGCAACCGCAGCTGCACTATCTGGTGTGGAATATACAGGCGGTTCTTCTGGTGGAGGTGGTGGAGGTGGTAGTGATTCTGGCGGTGTAGTATCTTTATCCGCAGATAAATTGCCGGTTGATGGTGTTGAAAAAATACCTAATTACAAAACAAGTGTAAAAGTTCCACCCGAAATAGTTGTTGCTATGAGAAAATATGGAGTGGGGAGAAGTCCTTTGGAAAGAGCACACTTTTTAGCACAATGTGCTCACGAAAGTGGAGGATTTATTTATAGAGAAGAATTGGCAAGTGGAGCTGCATATGAAGGTAGACGTGATTTGGGTAATACACAACCTGGCGATGGTGTACGATATAAAGGTAGGGGATATATTCAATTAACGGGTAGAGCAAACTATACAAAATTTGGACCTGTTGCTGGTGGTGATTTTGTAGGAAATCCAAGAGTAGTTGCACAGCAATACTATGCAGATACGGCTTGTTTGTTTTGGAAATCAAATAGTTTAGGTCCAAAATGTGTTAATTCATCTATTGATACTGTTAAAGTTGTAACTAAAAGAATCAATGGTGGTTATAATGGATTGAACGATAGAGTAAGTAGATTTGCAGTTTATTGGAGAGAATTACAAAGAGACCCGACACTTTGGGCATAAATCCCAAAAATAAACAAATCAAATATTTATATTAACAACAACGAAAGATAATCAAATGAATACGGATAAATTATTAAAAGCTATTCAAATTCTTATCAAAGAGGAGTTAAAACAACAACTCCCTGCTTTGATTAAAGAAGGAGTGAAAGCGGAAATGAAAAAGGTTTTAGCGGAAGGAAATACTAAACCACAACCTAAAAAAGAAAGTGAAGGATTTTCAATGGCTAAAGCAATATTGGGGAATGATACTATTAAGGAATCGGTTGAAACTAAAGTAGTAGAAACTAAACAATTTAGTAAAAACCCAATTATTAATCAAATTTTAAATGAAACAAGAGGTGGTATCCCACAAGGTGATGGTGGTTTTAGAACAATGAATTTTGGACAAGGTGATATGGGGTCTGTTGTAGGTAGAACTGCAGTAGCTGATAAAATGGGATATGGTGATTTAGCTAGAGGACCTCAACCAAGTGGATTAGGTGTTCAAACTGGGGTGCCTGAATTGGATAAAGCATTGAACAGAGATTATTCAGAATTAGTAAAACGATTTAATAAAAAATAATGGCAGTATTATTAGGTCAAAGGATGGTTAAAGATACAATTGCATATAACGATTATGCTATTGGTATTACATTGCCATTACAAATAGGAAATAATGCATTTAATCAATCATTTAAAACAATTGACCAAGTAAAAACAAATATTAAAAACCTTTTATTAACAAAAAGAAAAGAAAGAGTAATGCAACCGGAATTGGGTAGTGGCTTACAAGAATTACTTTTTGATTTTAATGATGACTTTTTAGCTGATGAAATAGAAGAAGTTATTACAAACAGTATGGAAAAGTGGTTGCCATACGTTACTATTGAAGAAATTGATGTTAGACAGACTGATGAATTTAAGGATACCAATCGTGTTGAAATTTCATTAACATTTAGTATAACAAATAATGTAGGTATGGAGACAGTAACCTTTACAGTATAAAAAAATGGCATTAACTACAATAAATAAGAATTTTAAAAACAAAGGAAAAGATATAAAATATCTAAATAAAGACTTTGCTGCATTTAGAGAAAACTTAATTGAATTTTCTAAAACATATTTTCCAAAAACATATTCTGATTTTAATGAAACATCACCTGGTATGATGTTTATTGAATTAGCATCGTATGTTGGTGATTCATTATCTTATTATGTAGATGATACTTTAAAAGAATCATTAATGCCATACGCTGAAGATATTCAAAGTGTAATTGCATTATCTCAATTTTTGGGATATAAACCAAAAGTAACATCTCCAGCAATAACAAATGTATCGGTATATCAATTAATTCCATCAATTGGAAGTGGTGTTAATAACAAACCAGATGAAACATATTTTCTTAGAATAAAAGAAGGTATGCGATTACAATCTACTGAAAATGATATTTTATTTAGAACAACAGACGTAGTTGATTTTAATGATGAAAACAATAGAGAGATTACAATTTACGAAAGAGATGTAAATACTGGAGAACCTACTTTTTATTTGGTTAAAAAATATGTACAAGCAATATCAGCTATCACATCGGAAAGAACATTTACGTTTGGAGCATATCAACCATTTCAATCAATAACATTAGATGAAACGAACATTATTCAAATATATGATGTTAGGGATTCGAATGGAAACAAATATTATGAAGTTCCATATTTGGGACAAGAAATGGTGTATATTGAACAACCAACAACAGAATCAAATGATGCTGAATTATATCAATTTAAAACAACAGTTCCATATATTCTAAAAACTATAAAAACACCAAGAAGATTTGTAGCAAAAGTAAATCAAAATAGTACAACTACATTACAATTTGGAGCAGGTGACCCATCCGCATCGGATGAACAATTAATACCAAATCTTAAAAATGTAGGACTTGGTTTACCAAACTCAATTAGTAGATTGGAAGAATCATTTGACCCAACTAATTTTTTAAAAACAAAAACGTATGGAACATCTCCATCAAACACAAGTATTATTGTTAAATATTTTGTAGGTGGTGGTATTAGTTCAAATATAGTTAAAGGTGATTTGACTAGAATAGTTGGAATAGAATATGAAGATGATATTGATTCATTTACAAATGCACAAATAGCAACATATAATAGTATTAAAAATTCAGTAGCAGTTGATAACGAAATACCCGCAACAGGTGGTAGAGATGGTGAAACTATTGAAGAGATTAGACAAAACGCATTGGCAAACTTTGGTGCACAAAATAGAGCAGTAACTGCAAAAGATTATCAAGTTAGAGCATTATCATTACCATCAAAATATGGTGGTGTTGCTAAAGCATTTGCAACTGCAGATGGTACATTGGATAATAATTCACCTGCTTCTATATTAGCATCACCAAATCATTTACAAGAGTTTACGGATTTGGTTATGAGTTTTGTTAATAAGCCTGATTCAGAAGAACCAACTATACAATCCGTTAAGCAAGATATTACAACATATTTAATTGGTAAAGATTCCAACTTAAAGGAAAAAAATAATCCGTTTGCAATTAACCTCTATTTGTTGGGATATGATTTAAACGGAAATCTTACAAATCTTAATAAAGCAGTAAAAGAAAATCTTAAAACTTATATGAACGAATACCGAATGTTGACAGATGGTGTTAATATAAGTGATGGGTATATTATAAATATTGGTGTTGAGTTTGATATTATCATATATAACAACTACAACAAAAGTGAAGTACTTACTAAATGTATTACTGAATTGAAAGATTATTTTAATATAGATAATTGGACATTCAATCAAACAATTAATTTAAGCGAAGTAGAATTACTAATAGCAAACGTTGAAGGTGTATCATCAGTACCAATGATGAAAATAACAAATAAATGTGGTGGAAATTATTCACCAAATTCATATAACGTAGATGCTGCAACTAAAGATAAAATTGTATATCCATCGTTAGACCCATCTATTTTTGAAATTAAGTTTCCGGATTCAGACATTAAAGGACGAGTAAGATAATGATATATTTTTTAACAGCATCTAAAGATGCAACATTGTATTTACAGCAACCCAATCAAAATACTGGGCTTGATGAGATATTGGAAATAAATAAAGTATATTATGGAAATATAAAAGATATAACCCATGCTTTACTTAAATTTGAAATGGGGTATCTATCATCTTCAATTGTAAGTGGTGATGTATCAATGAGTAATGCAACTCTTATTTTGAGAGAAACCGAAAGTAATGAGATACCATTAGATTACACAATATTTGCAAATGCATTATCTGGCAGTTGGGAAATGGGTAAAGGTAATCGATTTGATGAAATTGAAACCGCCGGTGTAACTTGGAATTATAGAGATGGTGATAATAGTGTTGAATGGTTAGAAAACACTTTTAACACAAACACAACTGCTAGTGTAAATAATGGAACTGGTGGTACTTGGTGGACTAATTATCAGGCATCTCAAGGATATAGTTATCAAACTGCTGATATTGAAATGGATGTTAAATCTATTTTAAGAGGATGGGTAAGTGGTTCTATTCCAAACGATGGTTTTATTTTAAGGAGAGATGTTGACAAAGAAAGAGATACAAATGATTACGGTCAACTTAAATTCTTTTCAAAAGAAACGCATACAATTTATCAACCAAAAATTAGAATAGGTTGGGATGACCAAAAAATTGTAACTGGTTCACTAACCGAATTAACAACCGAAGATATAAAAGTTAGTATATCTAATTTAAAGAAAGAATATAAATTAAATAGTATTCCAAAATTAAGAGTGTTGGGTAGAGAATTATATCCATTAAAAACATTTACAAGCACATTTGCATATAATGATGTTAAGTATTTACCCGAAACTACATATTATCAAATAAAAGATTTACATTCAAACGATGTAATAATCCCCTTTTCGGAATATTCAAAAGTAAGTTGTGATTCAATTGGTAACTATATAAATTTAAATCTTTCCAATTGGGAGGTTGATAGAAAATATAAAATAGAATTTAAAATAGATAGAGATGGTTCTATTTCTTATTTTGATGATAATATAATATTTGGTGTAATTAAGTACTAAGATGATAAAAACAGGTTTACAAAATGAAGCAATAATATCCGAACTTTTAGTTAGTGGTTCGCAAATCATTGATACTAAAAATGATTTTGGAGTTTATATGTTCGAAGATAAAGAAACTTCGGATGGTATTGTATTTGGTAAATTACAAAAACCAAAATATAATGAAACAGAAATAATAAAATCAATTGATACAACTATTGTAGAATTATTACCATTAGAAGTACCAAATTTACCAGAAACTGTTCTTAAATTTATCTATGATGCTAAAGTTGCGGAAGTTGCGGATTTGACAGAAAATATTAGAGAACTAAATACTGAAATATCATCTTTAGAGGGAACTATAAGTGGTTTAGAAACCGAACTTGAGGCAATGAGAATTGATATGGATAATAAAGATTTGTTACTTGCGGTTGCGGAAAACAATGCACAACAATCAACAACTAAAGTTCAGAGTTCAATACAAGAATTACAAAACGCTATCCAAAGAGCAACTGCTGAATCTGTACAAAGAGTTTCGGCATATGCTAGAAATGAATCTTTAAAAGGACAGGTGGCATTGTATGAAGAACAAGTATCTACGGCAACAAAACAAATAGATTCATTGAATGATTCAATACGCAGGCAAAATGATAACATTGTTGCAAAGGATAATTCAATAGATGCATTAAGTAGAGATAACTCCGCACTTCAAACAAATTTAATAAGAAGTACTACCGCCAATAAGAAGGGAAAAATTATTTGTAACATGCTTTATGAGCAAGGATTTATACCTCAACACATATGGGCAGCAGATGAGGCATTTGGTGAGATGATGTTGAAAGAAAATAGACACGTTGCTATGGGTTACTTAATGTGGGCACAATCTGTTGTGGATTATTTTACTAAAAACTCACAATATTCTAAGTATCTATATGTAGCAGTTAAACCTTGGTCAGAACATATGGCACACATAATGGGTGTATTACCAAACGATAATTTAATTGGTAAAGGATTGCACTTTGTAGGTTGCCAATATTCATTGATTATTTATAATGTAGTTAAATTAAAAAGAAAATATAAAAAGAAAAAATTATCATTGGGATGGCTATAAGAACATTTAAAGAGATTATAGATAATAAAGGATATCGTATTGAAGCCAGAGATAGAGAAATTTTTGAGCAGGGAAACCTACAATCTTTTTTTGGATTAGGTGACCAAGATGCTATTGAGTTTATTATGTACGATACAAATGATAATCAACTTCCTCAAAAAAATGGAAATTTGGTTACATATGTTACACTATCAACCCAAAACATAAAAGATTACATACTATTACCAGAAGGTACTATATTCCAAAGATATCAGTTTCCAAAAGAATATTTTGTAGATATTGAACGATTGATTAAAGAAGCTGGATACGATAGTGGTATTTTTAAAACTCAAATAACTTTAATAAATAAAAGAGTTGGTAGTGAACAAAAGTACAATAAACTTTGGATAAATGAAATATCACCATCAAGAACTGAAATTAGATTAGTTCCATTAAAAAAAGGATTAGAAACTAATCCAGAATTAAGAGAACGATTTAATTTAATGATAAGAGATGGTAATTTTAGAGATGATACTATATATTTTGTATTTAAATTTATTGAAAATATAACTCCTACAAAAATATCATCTTATATGAGAGATAGATATTCAGAGAAATTTTTAGTTAGATTAAAAACAGAATTTAAAATACAGGATTTTGAAACATTTGTAAGTAGAGTATATGATACATTTGTAGAATCTTCTGCCTATGAATTTACAAATAGAATATCTGAATTAAATAATGTAAACTATGGAAAACCAAAAAATAGTAGACCTTCAATTGAATTAACTAAAAGTACCATTGTATCAATTTGTCAAAG